GCAACACGCTCAACGTCAACACCGCCTCGTCTTCGCGCATTGTTGTTGGCGCCGACGAGATTGACCTTGCAACCACTGGCGTGACTGCTGGCACCTACAAGTCGGTGACGGTCGATCAGTGGGGCCGCGTAACTTCCGGCAGCAACCCAACCACACTGGCCGGTTACGGCATCACCGACGCGATGTCGACCACTGGATCGACGATGACCGGCAACCTTTTGATGGCCGGTGCGCTCACCGCGTGGGGTACAAGCACGCCGGGATTCGGTGTCGGCAACATCCATCTCGGCGCGGCCAGTGCCACCGCGAACGCCGGTAACGCGATCACGTTCGGCGCTCGTGACTCCAGCAGCGGCTCTACCGCGATGGGCGGCATCTACACGACCACGGACTCCACCTATGGCCTGAAGATGTATATCGCCACGACGGACTCCTACGCGACGGGTCCGAAGATGGCGATCTCCATCGACCATACTGGTATCGTCAACATCCTGCGCGGTGCGTTGCAGCAGGGTGGCAATCAGGTGCTGCACGCTGGAAACTACAACAGCTACGTTCTGTCTGCCTCAGGCACAGCTTCCTCGCTGAGCATCGGTGGATCCGCAGCGCAGTTGAACGGTCATGCGGGGTCATACTACGAAAACCGCGACGTGACCGCTGTTGGGTTCACCAGCGGCACGCTGACGCTCACTCGTGCAGCGGGAAACCTCACGGTGAGCTTGGACGGCCGATACCTCACCGGCAACCAGACGATCACGCTGTCGGGCGATCTCAGTGGCAGTGGTTCCACCGCGATCTCGGCGACGATCGGGTCGAACGCGATCACCACGACCAAGATCAACAACAGCGCGGTGACGTACGCGAAGATCCAGAACGTCAGCGCGGCCACGGTGCTCGGCAACTCCAGCGCGTCTGTCTCTCAGGCTCCGGTGGAAATCTCCTTCACCAGCTTGAACACGCTGCTGTCCGGCACAGCGAAGGCGTGGGTCACATTCAGCGAAAACGCATCGACCGGAGCGATCACTGTGAACGCGAGCTTCGGCATCTCCAGTGTCACACGCATCTCGGCCGGTGTTTACACAGTGACGTTCAGCAGCGCGTTCTCGGACACCAACTACGCGGTGTCCGGCACGATCGGATTCGAGTCGATATCGGCGTACACCAACAACGGCTTCCTTGGTATTCCTCGTATCGCCGCGCCCAAGGCGACTGGCTCCTGCGTGGTCAGCGCGACCTACGGTGACGGCAACAACTACAACGCTCGGTTCATCCACGCTGTCTTCCATCGATAATGAAAGTGATCGTCTACACGGGAGAGAACGGCACGGCCAACGTGCTGACTCCGGTCTACCCAAGCGAGCCTCTGACTCCCGAGGAGGAGGCTGCATTCCTACAACGGCTCCAGCAGAAGGACGTGCCTCCACTGCCCGACGGTTCCCAGCGGCCGTCGTTCATCAAGGACGTGGACTCAGCGGAGATCGTGAACATGGGGAAGCTCTTCGAGTCGTGGCGCATCGACAACACCGGGCGCATCTACTGGGACGCCGAGGCTGGGCGCGAGCTCAAGAGGGCGCAGTTCCGGCTGCGGAGGAAGCCGCTCCTGGAGGAGCTCGACGTGCAGTTCATGCGGAGCTTGGAGGCTGGAGACACCGCACGAGTTGCGGAGATTGCCGCCCAGAAGAAGGTGCTCCGCGACGTTACGTTGATCGACCTCTCGCCGTACACTACTCCTGAGACCCTCAACGCCTTCATGCCTGAAGTGCTGAAATACTGATATGCAATCGAACTACCGCCAGATCCAACCGGCCCCCGTGTTGGACAAGACCGCCAACGCCATCTCCATCCCGTACGCGAATGTGCAGCTGTTCCAGTCCTGCACCGCGCAGTACGAGGTGCGCCAGATCACCGAGATCCCGCCCCTGCCCGACGGTCAGGTGCTGCCTCCGATGTGGGGTCCAGTCCTGATGAGCGGCAGCATCACGCTGACCGGCGAGGACTACGCCGCGTGGGGTGACGACGACAACTACCTGTACGAGAAGGTCGCCGAGAAGCTCGGGCTGACTCTGATCCCGCTCCCGACCAACTGAGCCTTGACAGTCTAAACGGGTGGTTTACACCTCACCTCGCATGGCCGAAGACACTAAGCAGAACGAAGTCATCCAGAAGATCACGGGCGAGCGCGAGCTCGTCGTGCAGAACATCCAGCAGCTGGAGCAGAACATCAACATCCTGTCCCAGCAGCTGACTCAGGCTCAGCAGAACCTGATCGCCTCGAAGGGCGCGGTCATGGGTTACGACCGCCTCCTGAACGCCTTTGCCCCGCAACCCCCAGCAGAGGCTCCGGCCGCTCCCCAGGCCGTAGCCAATAACTAACAGGGAAGCACCCTGTACAACGGCCCATCCTCGCAAGGGGGTGGGCCTTTTCGTTTCACGACTCCAGCTTGCTGCGTGGGTACTGCGGCAGTACCACCGTGAGCATGAGTTCGCCGATCACAGGCAGCAGTTTCACTATCGCGACCCTTGGGCAGAGCTTCTGCGAGCGGATGACCAATCTGCTCTCCCTTGCGAGCAAGATGAAGGTCTGGTTCGACTGGGCCTTCGACGCGAGTGGCAACGCGACCGACGACTTCAAGGCGATGTTCCTGCCGCCTCCGGGCTTGGTCCTGCCGTACTACGCCTTCGGCTCCGAGGAAGCCGTAAAAGCCGCTGTGACTAAGCTGAATGGCGGCACCGATGCCAACCCATTCTGGCGTCTCTGCGACGGCACCAATGGCACGCCAGACATGCGGGGACGCGCTCTGGTGGGCGCGGGTCAAGGCGATGGCCTGACCAACCGCATCTTCGGCTCGGCGTTCGGCGCTGAGGAGTACGAGATCATGTCGAACCAGATCCCCACCGTGGACCACTTCCACGGTTTCGGCCGTCGAGCCAACGGTGCGGCGATCGACTCCGACAACAACGACTTCGACATGATCATGCGGGACTGGACCCTCTCAGGGACGTTCCACTACAACGAGCTCCAAGGAGACCAGAGCCTCAGTGGCAGCGGCAACTTCACCGACAAGGGCAATGCCGCCACCACGAACATGATCACGTCCGGCGATGTGAAGGCTGCGGAGAAGAAGATCTCCCTCGTTCAGCCGTCCTACGCCCTCTGGTTTATCATGCGAACCACCCGCACCGAATGAAGCGCCTCCCCGGTGTAAGAGAGACCAACATGCCGCTCAATGCGGTGTCGTTGGACCTGCGATCCCCAGCCGGTAAGACGAGCGAGGGGTACTTCCGGCTCATCATCAACGCGATCAGCGACCGTGAGGGTCGGTTGAAGCGTCTTGGTGGCTGGAAGCCGCTGTCTCTGGGCATCAACCCGGTTGGCAACGAGGATCTGCACGACCAGCTGCTGACCAACGCGGTCAACAAGCGGGTGCGCGTGGATCTTCCGACGTTCCAGGTGATGCCGTGGGGCTTCGACGGTGGTGCTCCGGGTGCGACCTCGATGACGACGGCGACGATCCCGGTGACCGGGCCTGACGCCATCGCCTACAACGCGGTCTTCACCGATGCCCAGCTGCCGACGATCTCGGTGGTGCCTCCGACGCTGCGCGTCTACGTGCCGTACGTGACCTACAAGTGGCGCACCACGGTGAAGGTTGGGAACGCGGCGATTGAGCCGTACAACCCCGGCTCGGTCACGTTGTCCTGCTACTCGGCGAAGGCCGGTGGAACCATCACGGTTCAGTTCAAGACCGAGGACTACACGCTGCTCCCGGCTGGATCGACGCCGTACGTCTACGGCTGCGCCCCCGATGACGCCACGCAGTGGGCTGACACGGGCATCTCTGATCGGGTCTCGCTCTGGGACATCTACACCCAGACTCCGATGTTCATCACTCCCACCAACACGATGGTCGTCTGTCCCACATGAGCTCCCCCGAGTACATCACGTTCCTCGCCCACATGCGCGGCGAGTCTGGCGACACCAGGCTCTTGGCCGGTACTCGGTCCCGCATCTACTGCAACACGGGCCTCGACGGGAACTGGCGGCTGCTTCTGGATGGGACCGGCGGCGATGTTCCAGTGGACGGTGTACCTGAGACGCGCTGGAAGCACGCGCAGATGGGCAACATCGTGCTGTTCACCAACGGCATCGACCAGCCCTACTGGTGGTCGTGGGAGAAACCGGCCGGTGACGACGGCATGGCGTGCGAGCTCATCGAGGATCTCGTGGCGCTCGACATCACCTCGGTCCAATGCGTGGGCGCATGGCGTGGATTCGTGTTCCTCGGGAACGCGATCAGCGAGGGGTCGATCTACCAGAACCGGATCTACTGGTCTGACTTCAATGATCCCCTCTCTTTTACACCTCTTCCAGATTCTCTCGCTGGGTACATCGATCTCGGTGCTGACGAGCGTGTGTTGGCTATGGCTCCGCTCGGAGGCCAATTCCGCGTCTACACGGACAAGGCGATCTACGACGTCAACCTCGTCGGCGGCGAAGAGGTCTTCAACTTCCGAGAGGTCTACCGTGGACCTCAGGTGCTGAGGTTCGCCAACTCTCTGGTCAACCTGGGCGACACCCACATCTACGGCGGCGAGGACACGCTCTACGCGCTCGGAGAATTCGATCGCAGCCCTCGTCTGATCGACTGGATGTACCGTGCCAGTGGCGCGATCTATGGCGGCGTGAGTGCCGATCTGTTGGGCGGCATTCCTGCCACGACGCTTTCCGCGTTCGGCCCCATCAACCGCTCCCAATGCCACCTACTTACGGGTGGTTACGATGAGGCCGAGCGCATCCTTTGGTTCAGCTGGGCTCCCGACGACGAGATCGTGCCCACCAAGACGCTGGTGATGCAGATGGACATCGGCAAAGCGTGCGTCGTGGACTCCGGTTTCACGGCGTTCGTGTCCCATCTGCCGACCTATCAGGTGAGCGTGCGTCGTTGGCTCGGTGACATGGGCATCTGCAAGCCTGAGCCGTTCGACGGAGAGGGTAATCCGCTGCCGCAGACGTGGATTCCGAACACGACGATCACCTCGCTCCGCAGCACGGACGAGCCGTGTCTCTTCGCGAAGCCGAATCCGTGCAGCATCGAAGACCTGAGCGTGACTCCGACCACGTCTCTCTGCTCCGTGATGACTGCAACCCCCAGTCTGGAGCCTGACTGCACGCCCTGTGGCAACGGCTACAAGTTCGTCATGGCCTCGGCGCAGGACAAGTGCCTCAAGGAGTACACGCCCGACTACTACGCCCGGAAGTATTGCACCACTCCCGAGGGTGTTCGCTCCGGTTTGCTGTGGAGCGCGACCGATCACCCGACCACGGTGGTGGATTACGCCGAGTACGGGTACATCAGCCTCATCCAAACCGACTCGATGGACATGGGCACGCCGAGCAACAAGACGGTGAGCCGTGTTCTGGTCGAGTACGACGCTCCTGACGTGCCCGACGAGCTCGCGGCGAAGCTCCATGCCGACGTTGGCTACGGTGCGCAGCCTCGAAAGCTCATCTGGCAGGGCTCGACACCTCGTCCGATCGACCGTTTGTCCGCCGAGACAGAGGCTCAGATGCTCGCGAACAACATCAGGCCCAACAAACAGGCGTCGTTCCAGTTCTTCCGCACCGGAGCACAGATCGCCTACCGCCTGATGATCGCCGACGCGGCCAAGGGGCCGGTCAAAGGTGGCTCTGCGTCACTGAACGAGATGAACGTCTCGATTCGCGGCTCGCACGGCGACTATTTCTAGCGCGTTGCGGCCATCACCGCTTCACTGAACCGAAGAAAAGGACCGACTATGGGCATTTCAAACCTTGGTGGCATCATTGGCGCTTTCGCTCCCGACAAAATGGAGCGGATGTACAACAACGAGGGGCTCCAGAAGCAGATCGACTCGTCCATCGGCGGAATGGACAAGTACCGCAGCGAAGCGGACACCGCGATCGGCAATTACACTGGTGCAAACCGTCGTGCAATCGGTGATGTCACTCGTCTGAACAAGCAGACCGAGGGTGAGACCAACCAGATGCTCGGAAACCTGCGTAATTCGAGCTTCATGGGTGATCGCGAGCGTGCTCGCGAAGGTGATTTGGCTGCTCTTCAAGGTTTGCTGGGCCAAATGGGCGGCGGAATGTCCAAGTCGGACAAGATGGCCGCATCTCGCCTGGGCTACGCCGGGAAACCGTCGAGCTCCTACATGGACAAGCAACGGTCCAGCTATCTCGGTGCCTTCGGCGCTCCGATCGCCCAGCAGATCTTCGGTGGACTGAACCAAGCGGCCGGTGGAGCGGCTGCTGAGCGCGGCCAGAACGTCGGTCAGCAGATGGGGTTGATGCAGTACCGCAATCAGCTGCCGATGAACCTCGCTGAGATGGAGATGAACCCGCTCCGTGCCCGTCAGATGGCTCGCGAGTCGGAGATCGCTCAGCTGAGTGGTCTCTCCGGGGCCAACAACTCCAACTTCGCCGGGTTCCAGAAGAAGCGGAACAAGTGGGCCGCGCTCGGCGATGCCGTGGACTCCAGTGTCAACAGCGCGATCGATACCGGCATGTCTCTCTACAGCGGAGGCATGCTCGGTGGCGGTGGTGGCGGTGGAATGCTGGGTGGGCTCATGGGTGGGCTCACCGGAAAGGGCGGTGGTGCTGGTAAGCAGAAGCTCCCGATGGGCGCTCTGGACTACTGGAACTCCACTGGGTACGACTTCGGCAACATGGGCTGATCAACACAGATTGTTATGGCAAACGTCTACGGATCCTCTTTGGACTCACTGATGCAGAACGAGATGGCCCAGAAGGCTGCTGCTCAGGCCGAGGCAAACTCGTACCGCAACTACCTCAATCAGGTGGCGAACACCAACCTGCGCCGTCGTGAGGGAGATTCGATGGATCGCTACCGAACGGGCGACATTGATGTTCGCCGTCAGGATGTGGGCGGTATGAACGAGTTCCGGCGTGGTCAGGTGACGAACGACGCGAACCGAATTCAGTCCAACGAGCGAATCAACGATCGCACTGTGCGCGGACAGGAGACCATTGCTACGATCGGAGCGGACGCGAACAGGTACATGTCCGACAATGCGCTGACCGGGAACAAGTATGTCTCGGACAACGCTCTGACAGGCCAGAAGTATGTGTCCGACAACTCACTCGCAGGTCAACGCGCTGCGGTTGAGGGGCAGAAGTATGTCTCCGATAACTCGCTCACTGGACAGAAGTACGTCTCGGACAATTCGCTTTCCGGGATTCGTGACTCGAACACCACGTCGATGTACAACACCGACCGTCTTGCGAGCGCCAACGAGAGCATCGCTGGTCTGCCGTACGATCGACTCACGGCTGTGCAGCAGAAGCTCTACGAAGCCGGTGGCGCTCAGGCGCTGAACCCGCAGAGCGACAATCTGCGTATGCTCCAGCTGTCCAACCAGCAGGATCGCGAGACGGCGTTTCAGAACGCATTGAACGAACAGGCTCGCAAGAACCTGGAGGAGCTCAAGGGATGGGATGTTTGGGACAGCAAGCGGAAGGACAAGATGCAGGAGTACACTGATGCGGGTATGTCCCCTGAGGGTGCTGCTCGTAAGTTGGCGGTCGATGAGCTCACCCCGCTGTACGGCAGATCTTCTGGAATGACGAAGGAACAGCCACCGCTGCAACCTCCTACGCCGGACGGTCGCGGCACCAACAGCATCCCAGAGTTCAGCAGGACGCCCGGTGGCGCTCGATTCCGCATCGTTCCTCAGCCTCAGTTCCGGTAAACGCACCTCGCCAATTCCATGTCCAAGCTCATTGAGTTCCCCGACCTCAACCAGACGGTCGAGGTACCCGACGACATCACTGATGCTGGAATCGACGACGTCTACAAGACGCTCGCCAAGCAGCAGTTCCGCGCCAAGCAGGGTCAGCTTCGAGCGGAGGCAATGGAGGCGCAGACCAAGGCCGACGTTCTCGATGCCTACGAGAACGACCCTGAGATGCCGCTGCTCATGCGGTCGGAACTCGGACGCCGAGTGGCCAGTGGCATGGCGAACATGGCTGGGAGTGCGGTCTCGGCTGGTTCGATGCTGCTCCCCGGCGAGGTTTCCAAAAGCGTCAATGCCTACGGAAAAGAACTCTCCCGCATGGGCGACATCGCGAGCACTGCTCCGGGTTCGCTGAGTGAGATCGAGAGTGTTGGCGACGTCGCTGGTTACGCTGGTCGCATGCTCGCCGAGCAGATCCCTCAGCTGCTGGTGTCTGGCCCAGTTGCCGGTGGTCTCAAGGCTGCTGGTCTCAGCGCAAAGGCTGCGGCTGTCTTGGCTCCTGTCATCACGACGTTCCCACAGGAAGCTGGTGCCATCTACCAAGACATCACCGATCAGACCGGCGAGACCGGGTTCCGGCAACGCGCCGTAGCCACTGCCGGTGGTCTTGCGTCGGCTGGGCTTGAGGCAGTTGGCGGTGACGCTCGTGTGCTCAGGAATCTGGCCAACGAGGGCGAGGATGTCATCAGCCGAAACCTGTTCAAGAACCTCGGCCGTGGGTTCGTGAAGGGCGCTCGCGACGAGGGGTTGACTGAGGCTGGGCAGGAAGCCGTCGCGTCTCTGGCCCCCGGTTTTGCTGGTGGCGATTTCCCAACTCAGAACCAGTTCCTCCGTCGCGTGGGCGAGGCCGCTGTCGGCGGCGCTCTGAGCGGAGGTGCGATGGGTGCCGTCAGCAAGCAGGTCGGCGACTCTGCCTACATTGCTGCACTCGCCGATACTGCTTCCACTGAAGTCAACCAGGGCGGCACCTACGTGATGCGCGACCGGGACGGAAACGTGATGCGCGACAAACAGGGTCGCGTAATGACCGAGGTGCGCGGAGGCATCAACTCTGACGAGGGTCTGCAGCCTTACCGTGGCGCTCGCATCAAGGAAGGGCGTCCGGCCGAGTTCCGCGCCAACCCGAACGATCTCTCTTCACTGACCGCTGCTGACGAGATTGCTACCGCTCGCGCAAACGCTGCCGCCCAGCGCCGTGACGAGCAGGTCGTCGCAGGTCGCACCGCTGATCAGGCTCGCGAAGCAGAGGCTCAGCGTCTGCGTGCCGAGGAGGAAGCTCTCGCTCAGCGCGGTCTCGATGAGGACCAGCTTGCTGGTCAGATGGCTACGGGTCGCCAGTCGTCCCGCGATCAGCGCCTATCGGCACTCACCGCTGAGGGCGCTGCGATGCGTCAGCAGCGTGAGGCTCAGGCTGCGGCCGAGGAGCGCCGTCTTGAGCAGGAAGCCATGCGTGCTCGCCGTCGCGAACAGCGTGATGCTGTGGCCGAGGGACTCACCTCCGAGTCCGGCCAGACCTACGACATCACGACGCCTCCTGAGCCACAGGCTCCCCCGGCTCCTGCTCGTTCAACGCTCGACACCGATGCGGGTCTGCGTCAGGCGCGTGGCGTTCGCTCCGACGTCACCAGCCCCGTCGATGCGTACATGATGGACCGTGCGCCCCGGAGGCTGAACCTGCCGCAGCCGATTGCTGATCTGTATGGCGGCATCAGGAACGTCATCTCGCAGTTTAACTCTGGCTCGGGCTTCGATCCCAAGCTCGCGTCCGATCTTGCGACGGAGCTTCCCGGCATCTCCCGTCAGCTAAACAGCCGCATCGAACAGGCGATCGCGAACGGCGTCGTCGAGTCGGACATCAATCCGCTCATCGATCTGTCCGCTCAACTGGACCAGTACTCCAAGGACTACGCGGCGTACTCTGATCTCACCCGCGAGCAGATGGCCAAGGGTCGCGAGACCAGCGCGGTCAATCGTTCCGCCGAGTTCCTCGCCCAGCGCCAAGAGATGATGCCGAGAGAGTTCGGCCGCTTCGGTTCCAAGGTGGAGCCCCGCGTCCGCCCCTCCATCGCGCCTGGAATTGACTCCCCACTGAGGGAGAAGCTCAAGCAAGCCAGACTGGAGGACCAGGCTGCTGCTGATAAAGCTGCCGCCGATAAGGCTGCTGCTGACAAGGCCAAGATTTCCCCGCCGACTGTAATTTCGCTACCGGCGGCCACCGGGGTTGCATCTGGGGGTGGTGCCCCAGCTTCAGCCCCGGATTCTCTTCCCAATGGTACCCAAAACCAAGCGCCTAAGACGGCACCTAAGACCGAGGTCCAGCCCACCAAAACCGAAGCGTCTGGTGGGACAGGTAACACGCAAGCAGCCGCGAGCACTGAGCCGTCAGACGACCTAGCT